TTTTATAAACACTAGCATTATCAGTAGGAAAATACTCATCAGGAAGTGTAGCAGTGTCTACTAAAGTAATAGTATCATCATCTACTTCTAGTATAATAAGTATATCACTTATATCATCCAAACCACTATCTTCTATTGGGGGAAGGTATGTAAAGTACTTTATTTTCTCGACAGTTTCCACTGTTTGACAATTACAACAAACAGAGGCTTCTGCACTAATATAATATAAATGATTAAAAGGAAGCTGAATAACAGCTTCCTTTTCATTTAATTGTAGTACAGGAACTTCTATTGTTTTTACTAAACTATTAACATCTAAGATACGTTTGATAATATCGTAAGCCCCTTGTCTTTTTTCATTAGATAAAGGACTAAGACGTTGTTTAATAAACTTTAAGATTTCTTTATTAATAAATATATCTTTTTCTTGTGGTAAAAAGTTATTACTCCAATTACTACTAACTTCTTGTAACAGTAAGTCTATATTTACGTGTAATTCCTGTGTAGTCATTTCTTATGTAAGATTAACTTCTTTTAATAATGTATTCTTAATATTAGTCATTTCTTCTCTACCACTATTTAACTCAATAACTGCTTCATCAATAGTTCTACCAATTAAAACTTGATTATAATAATAAACAGAGCTATTAGTTGGATTATTTAATTTACCTTTACTAACAGCTAAGTTAATAAGATATTTTGTTTCCCAATTTGTATCACTAGCAACAGTTATAAAGAATTTAACTGTTTCAGTAGTTTTATTATAAAGTTCATCAATTTTAAGTAATTTCTCTAAAGCATCTTCATAAGCAGTAGGATTTTCTTTAAATGCTAAAAGAACAGAATCTATTTTCTTTTCATCATTAGTTAAACTTTCATATAACTTCATAGCCATACTTCTATTTTTAACTAATAAATCTTGAGCTTTAATAGCATTAGCTTTTTCATAGATATAAAATTCTATTTTAGGAGAAGCTTCTACATCAACAAAACTATTAGCAACTCTTGAATATTTTAAACAATAGTTTAATAACAAGAAATCAGAAATAGAATCATCTAAAATTACAGCTCTTTTATTAGAGTTAGTAGCTGAAATAGGAGTAATTAATGCTTCATTAATATATTCCATTTTCTTTTCAGTACTTGTTTCTCTTTCAATTCTGTTTTTAAGTACAGCACCAACTACATGAAGTTGAATCTTAATAGGAACTCCCATTTTATGTTTAGGAAGAAATTCTTCATCAGCAGGAACAGGAAGTCCAAAGAAAGACCAATATTCATCAACTGCTTTTTTAAATTCAGGAGCGTTATGACTAACATTAACAATACTAGGCATAATAAGAATTTCAAGTTCTCCTGAAATTCCTTTTAAAGCTCCTCTAGAACGAGCGTCTAAAGAAGAACCAATTCTATAAACTCTTTCAGCAGGATCAGCTCCAGGAAGTCCAACCATTCCAGGTCTACGTCTAATAGCAACTTCAACAGTTATTAAGTATTTAGCAAAATCTTCTTTAACTTCTGCAGCTAATACATCATTAGGAGTTATAGTAGGGGCATTAGGAGAAGCATTAATAGCAGCAGTAGAATCAGTAGCAGCATTAGCATTAGGAGTAGCACTTGGTGTGTTTATACCTTGTTGTGGTTTTACATTATTACCAGTTTCCATGTTTTATTTATTTTAATTATTAAGAATAGTTTTAAGAAAAATAAGACTACTAATAGGTTTAGTATTAGTAGCCTTATAATTATATTAATCAATATTAGATATTACAGTATAAAGAGAAACAATGAGTATTTCTACGGATAGCTACTCCACAAGTTTTAAGGTAGTGAATAGCAGTTTTATCTTGTGATGTAGATAATTGAATATCCATTACGTTTCCTTTGTAAGAACCATAATCAACACCACTTAATAAAGTCATACCTTGTTCAATACCTCTAATTAAAGAACGACCTTTTTGAGTAACAAGTTTAACATTGTTTTCTCCATCATATGTAGACATATCTACAAAGTGCATCTCGTGAGAAGTCATAGGTTTACCTGAAATAGGGTGTCTAGGAGCATTTTCAGCAGTACCACCAAAATCTAAATAAGGAAGGTGTACTACATTAATAACATGACCATCAACGTGTCTAAATCCAGTAAAGAATGCACCATATACTAGATTACGAGGTCCACCTGTAATAGTACTATTTAATGCACCATCATATGCAGACCAACCACTCATTTCATTCATAATAGCACTAGAAAAATCTTCTTTACCACCCATACCGGTAAATAAAGTAATATTCATGTTTTCAGTATCAGTAGCACCATAAGTTACTTCAGATACAACATTTTTAATTTTTCTAGCAGTAAGGATACCAAAAGTATCTCTATTAGGAATTTGTTCTTTAATACCTGCACCAAAAGGAATAGGAAGTTGAGTATCAGGGTCTATATTCATAATAGTTCCATTCTCATCTCTATTGTATTTAGATTCCCATAAAGATTCTTCTACAGCTTCCTTAAACTGCATCTCATGTTGCCACTCCTCAAATGGTAAGTAGTAATTAGACATACCTCCTGCACCTTTAGGGAAATGAAAAGTCATCATACGTTGACTAACATTACCACCTACTTCATAAGATTTTCTAAGAATACCAATTTGATTCTTAAGTTTTCCGGGAAATTGTTTATTACTTTCATTACCAACAGAATAACTTTCAGAAACGTTAGCTCCGGCAGACATTGCCCACATTGTATTTGGTGCTAATTCAGAAAGACTAACAAAAGCAGTATTACTTGTTCTGATAATATCTAATTGATAACGGTATCCATTAGCTACTTTTTCAGGTTTAGACATAATACGACATTGTGTACCATTAGGAGAAGTAACATTATGTTGATACTTTAACCATCTTGTTTTAAAAGTAACAATAACAGCTGTTCCACCAAGACCCGGTTTATCACCAGTAACATATTCAGTAGAAGCAACAGCATCTGTACGTCTTAATCTACCAAATACCGGCCAATCATATTCAACATCTTGTATTTCTACATATTTAGTTCCACCTTTTTGTCCTTCTGTAAGGAACAACAATGGGAACTTCTTACTCTCTTTACCCATTAAATGTGTAATAACAGGATTAAGAGTATCAGGGTTTGTCATACGGGCTTTAGTTAAGGATAAGTTATTTGTATAACCTTCATCTCCAAAACTTTCGTGTTGCACAACTCTATAAGTTTGATTACCTTGAAGTGCAAATGTACTATTAGGGGTACTAATCATAATAATAATAATTTAAATGTTTTTAATTAATTAAAAAGTAAGTATATTAGCCTAAGAGTCTTTCTAGTGATAAATTATCATCAGCTTGTTGTGCAGTTCTTGGTACACCAGTATCTGTTATAACTTTAGCTTTTTGTTGTTTTAATCTATCTTTAAGACTTGAGACTTTTTGTTCTTTAGCAATAACTTCTGCAAGTTTGCTAATATCGTATTTTTTAAAACGTAAAAAAGAAACCATTAATTGGAAGTTAATATCTTCTTTGGCTTCATCTAACATTTCAGCACTATTTCCTTCTGCATCTACCGGTTTAGATAGGTAAGTAAGAAAAGCATCTTTATCTTTAATAGGAATATTAATATTTCCTAATTTTCCTTCTTTTACAGTTTCAGAAACTTTATTCCAATATTGTTCTACTTGTTGTCTTTCAAGAGCAACCTGTTGTTTAATTTGATTATCTCTTTCAGCAATATCTTGATGTTGTTTTTGGTTTAAA